TCTACCCATTCCTAAATATATAATATTTACGAATGTTTTATTCCAGGGATTCAATTTTATATGAATCCTTAGTAAAAAACCCACACCAAAAAGATGGGTGGGTTTCTAATTGCTATACGCAAGACCTCCCATTCCACTCATCACGCGGAGAACGTTGTAGTTCACGGCGTAGACGCGGACCTTGGCTGAGTACACGGATGAGACCGTGTTGTTCGTTAGCGTAAGGTGGAGCGTGGCATTGTCAATGCGGGAGAAGTTGCAGCTGCCTGAGGGCTGGTGGTCCTCCGGCTTGAGGGCGAAGGAGTAGACGTTGATGCCAACCGCCGGGACGTTGGTGTGGTGCTGGTACGGCTGGACCAAGTTGAAGTACTTGCCCTCACGCTCGGAGAAACGGTCGTGGCCGTTGAGCTGGATCTTGGCAACGGCGACCGGGTTGTAGCCCGCGAGGCCCTCTACACGCGTGAGGGAGTAGCCGGAGTCGAGGACTGACCGGTCCCACCAGTCAGAGTAGTTGAACGGCTGCATGCCCTTCCACGGGTTGACCGTGGCGTCGTCGCAGGCGACGAAGGAGTCACGCTGGACTACCCATACAAGCTCCTTCGTCGGGTGGTTGAAGTTGAGCTTGATCTTGTTGTTGCTTGACGTCACGGACTCATCGCCCGTGAACTGGAGCTGCTCGATCAGGTACTCGTGGGAGACCTGGGCGAAGCGGCGACGCTCATCCGTGTCGAGGTAGATGTAATCTACGTAGAGGGACGCGGAGACGAGGCCACTGGATGAAACGCGGTCACGGATGGCGTGGGTCGCGGCCGTGCCGGAAACCTGGTCCCAGCAGAGGTACTTGATTTCCTGGAACTCGAGGTTGATCTTGACCTCGTGGTACTGGAGGGCGATCAACGGGAGCGCGAGGCCCGGGTTGCGGCAGAACCAGAACTGGAGCGGTACGTAGAGTGTGTACTCCGGGGCGCAGTTGGCGACCTCCGCGAGGGAGTTGGGCTCACCGCCCGCGCACGCATCGTCGCACGTCTCACCGCCCTGTACGAGCAAGTTCACGAGCTCCGGAACGTTGCCTACCATCTCCGCATAGCCGGACTGCTTGCCCGCCTCCTGCGTGAGCTCGTTCCAGATCTGGAGCCAGTCGCCGTAGTGCTTGTCGATCTTCTGGCCGCCAATCTCGAGCTCAACTGAGTTGATGAGGTTGTGGCCGACGTAGTTGAGCCAGCGGAACTGGGCACCTGAGCCGTCCGTGGAGGCAAGCTGTACCTTCGGGAGCGTGGCCTGGAGGTAGATGCGGTGGATCAAGTCGCCGTTGCGGCTGATCGTGCACGTGACACGCTTGCCGAAGTTGGCCGTGCCGTTGAACGTCTGCTCAATCGACTCCATCGCGAAGTTGGTGTGCCGGCGGTACACGACCTTGAAGAACGTGATCTGAGGGTTTCCCGTCAGGTAGATATCCTGCGCGCCATAGGCTACAAGCTGCATAAGACCACCACCACCCATTTGTTATATTCATCGCAGAGAAAATAATTTGGCGGATTTGGGGATTTTGGGAGCGCACCGGGGCCAACAACCCGAGGATGGCCAACTCCGTTGACCGAACTGGGGCAGTTAACAAAGTCCGTTGACCGAACCGGGGCCTTTGGCTAACTTCATTGACCTTACCGGGGGAAGTCTTCTTGTAAAATCCCGCAAATCAAAAGGGTCCGAGATGACATAAGGAATCTGAAAGAAAGCATGTAGTTAATGTCTGAACAGAAACCCTTACATATGGTTCTTCAAACCATGGATGCTCCTGCTCAAGAAGTGACCGACATGCCGACCACTTTAGAGGCATTCCACTCCGAGAAGATGCGTACTATGAATGAAAAACGGGCACAAATTGTTCATTTAGAAAAGAAGATTGAAGATAAGGAGGCTCAGATTGACGCCTTCACCGGGGCTCTTCATGCGGATGAATATAAAGTGATGGTTGAAGATTTACAAGATCTAGAACAACAGGTGGTTCGCCTCCAGAAAGATGACGAACGACTTGATTATTTTTTACAAGTTGGAAACATTCTATTTAATTATTATGACTCACAGGAAAAGATTGCTTCAGGACATCACGTTACCAGCAAGAAACCTGCTTCCAAGTTACGGACGCCGCAAAACAGTGTTTTAAATTATTTCAGTGCTGGTCCTGCCGAAGAAGCTGAGCCGTCACTTTCACAGCCTGCTCAGCCCATCTCAGCAAAGGAGCCCAAGAAGGTTATTAAAGCCCGGGATATAGAAGATTCAAATGGCCTGCAGCGTGACAAGGCTCTAGAGCGGTATTTAAGTATTATTGAGCCAACTGCTATTCGTGGCGGAATCCTACCCGGGTCTGGTATAGAACCTGATTTTGGTGCTTGTCCCCACTGCGAAATGGAGATGGTTTTTTATCATAATGAGGCAACTTTGGGCTGCCCGGGGTGTGGCTACCAAGACTTTATTTTGGTGGATTCTGAGAAGCCCTCGTACAAGGACCCTCCGCGTGAAATCTCTTATTTCGCCTATAAGAAGATTAACCATTTCAATGAATGGTTGGCCCAGTTCCAAGCCAAGGAAAGCACTGAGATTCCAGCAGATGTATATGAGAATATATTGGCGGAAATCAAGAAGGAGCGGATTACTGACCCGCGTACGCTCAAGCCTCAGAAACTCCGGGAGGTGTTGAAGAAACTCCATCTGAACAAATTCTACGAGCATATTCCCCACATTTTACATCGTATGAATGCTTTTTGTGCTCCCACTATGTCACGGGAGATGGAGGATAAATTACGCTACATGTTCAAGGAAATTCAGCCGTCGTTCATTCGGCATTGCCCGCGGGGTCGCAGCAACTTTTTGTCATATTCCTACGTCTTATACAAGTTTTGTCAACTGCTGGAACTGGACGATTTCCTGCCGTGTTTCCCTTTGCTCAAAAGTCATGAGAAACTCTATATGCAAGATAACATCTGGCAGAAGATTTGCGTGGACTTGGGCTGGGAGTTCATCCGAACAATTTAATTGCTGGAAAGTAGATGATGGATGCGTTCAAGTACGGCATTGGGCAACCGAGTCGTGCTCTAGCAAATACAGTTTTGACAAAAGAGGATAGGCCTATGTTCCGTAATGCTATGACACGAATGAATAGTCGGCTTATGAAAGAACAATTTCTAAAAATGTATTTTGAGGAAGAGAAAAAAGGGCGTGACCCCGAAGCATTTGCCAAGGTTTATGTTAATGCTTGGCCTAAATTAATACTTTCACGCCGGCAACCACCGATTCTTCGGTCAATAAAACAGATATTACCAACTGTCAAAGAAAGACGGCGTAAACAAAAGACTCGTAAAAATAGGAGATGAAATGGATTCAGCCATTATCATTGGAACAATTATAGGAATATTATTTATAATTCAAGGTTGTCTAAATGTTCGCTACAATAATAATATTATAACTTTGCTAGATCGTGTGGATACTCTTGAACAACTTCATTGGGCGCGTACAAATCCTATTCTTGGTGCTGAAATTGAGCCACGTAGACATGCTGAGCCTGAAGTCATAGAAGATCCTGAGTGTGGAACACCGGCAAATATCTAAAGTCATACTATGTTTATAAAGTAATGGAATTTGTTGGCCTAGCATTAGGATTAAGTATTGTTTCATTTACCCAATGTATATGTCTTGTTTGCTTATACCATAGTTTAAATCGTAATGATGAAAGATTAGAGCATCTTGAAAAAAGATGTGTTGTATGTTACTATAAAAAATGCTATGAATCACATCATAGGCATATTATACAAACATGTGAAGATCCGGGCCCGCATGTTTAGGGTCTAAATACATATTGTATTCATTAAGATAATGACTACAATTTGCTCAATTGATCCCGGAATTAAGAATTTGGGAATTTGTATTGCTGAACGTGATGTTAGCGGGAATATCTTGAATATCCTGTTGTGGGAAAATTTCAACTTGGTTTCGGATTCTTCAGCACAACTATCTACACGATGCTCTGTTCAATCCTGTAAGGGACCGGCTTCGTGGTCGTACAAGGCAGAAGCCCTATTGTGTAAGAAATGTGGAAAGAAAGGCTTTCGTGGTTTTACAACGGTGGAACCTGAAAAAATCAAGACTGTAGCAACTTGTCGTGAATTTGCTACTGAACTAGGATGGACTGATGCAAAGAAGAAGACAAAAGCGGCTTTGCTAGAAGAAGTAGCCAAGTTCTATTTGATGCCTTATAAGGCAGCCAAGGTAAAAAGTTTGTCACCGGCAGATGTATTTGGGAAAATACGTGTTTTTGTAGAGACACGTATTCCTGTTCTTAAGAAAGCGTCAATCATACGAATTGAAAATCAGAAAAGCATTGCTCCACTGCTGCGGGATATTCAGATGCAGATTTATTCCTTGATGCGGTACATCTTAGAGAAGGAAGGTTGGAATGGAACCTTTGAGTTCGTCCATCCTGGTAGCAAAAATAAGGGCGATGAGATTTCTGCTGGGTCCGATAAGTACAAGGAACGGAAAGATGCAACACTAGGCCGGATAGAAAAGCGGTTAGCAACATGGACCACGGCAAAACCAGCAGTTGCTGCTCCTTGGTTGGCTACTTTTAATGGCGTTTCCAAGAAGTATGATTTAGCGGATACTTTACAAATGTGCCTCGGCTAAAGCTGAGTCAATCCCATGCTCATTCCATTCGCGGTTCTACGTAGGATAAACTCAAAATTCTCCCATAGAATTAGGGATGGCTACTCGTTTAATTGAAGTACACCCTTTTGTAAAGGCGTTTCTTCAAAATCAACACAAGCAGATAAAATCTGAGGAATAAGTTAAATGCGATAATAAATAACCTCCACCATGAAAAATGTCTTCTTGGCGTCGTGTACCTTCACAAAAACGTGCTCCTGCAACTCTAGTAATCAGTTCAGAAGGCGGATTCTTTTCATGTTGCACTTTACGCCTTGAAAAGGTGTTGGAGTACTTCAGTGCTCTTACACGTCCTCCTACACAGATTGATAGTTCCCAGCAGTTTCTCTGGTATAAGCCTGCCGATTACCCTCCCGAAAAATCCATCATAGAACAGTTCTTCCTAGAAAAAGTCAATGGCAGAATATCATTTACTCATCCCATTGTTTTCCAGCAGAGTGACCAGTTTATTGATTACAGAAAGTTACCTCTTGTGGATATTTTGCCTTTTGTTCGCCGTTATTTTACTGTTTCAGCAGGCATTGAGCAACTGGTTGTAAGCCTAGAGAAGAAATACGGAATTGACTACAAGAATACGTGTGTGTTATTTTATAAGGCAAATAGCCAGTGTGCCCATTATGAAGACTATCTTGCTCAAGCAAAAGGAATTCTAGCACAGAATCCTAAGACCCGTTTCTTAATTCAAAGTGACGAGACGGAGTTTATTGAGGCTATGACTGCTGGTCTGCCAACCGCATTTTACTTTATGGATGAGACACGGAGTATTCCGCGGTCTGCTACACATATTGACACAGTCAATCTGCCAGAAAACTACGAGTATGCTTTACACTTTCTAGCAGTCATGATTATTATGTCACGCTGCTCCACAGTAGTTTTAGGGTCGGGTAACTGCTCTTTATGGATTGTGCTTTTTAGAGGAGGTCTTGATGGAGTTCAGCAGTATCTTGAAGGGAAATGGTTGGCCTAAACCGAGGACTAGCACTCTCCCCTTGGAGAGTGCGTAAAGAAAAGCCAAATAGTCTAGAAATAAGAAACAGAAGATGTCGGTGAGTTTCGGCGGATCTAGACCTGGACCCGAAGAATTGATTCAATTTGCAAAGAAGGCCAACGAAATTGAGATTGGCGGTATCAGCGATCTAGCAGATGATATGGGTATGTCGCTTTTGACGAACACGAACAAAATCAATATTGGTACTCGGCAGGAAAGTTCATCCGGCCCTACAATCACGATTGATGGAAACTCTGGTTCTAGCGGCGGCTTTAGCGAAAATCTGGAGTTCGTAAACCTGGATAACATGGAAACGGTTGGAAACACCAACACAGAGAAGATTGAGATTCCTAATTTCGGCGGCAATGACGCTTTCCGCACACCGCAGGTTCAGCAGCCCATCAGTTTTGATATGAATTCAGGAAAAGTTTCCACCGGGCCGAAGGAGCCGCAACTCACACCTGAAGAAGAGAATCGGGAGAAGAACTCGTATTTGACACGCATGCTGCGTCTTTCTAGCAAGGGCATGGGTGGCCAGCGTATGACGATGGCCAACTCCCTGGACGAAATCAAGGCGGAATACGGACGTGTCGTAGATTCCCGCAATCTAGAATCGTCCCTCAAGTTCCAGCGAAATATGTTGATGACTTTTGCGACAGGCGCCGAGTTTTTGAACAACCGATTCAATCCCTTTGATGTTAATCTGGAGGGCTGGTCTGAGTCAGTTCACGAGAATTCCGAGGATTATGACGAGATTTTTGAGGAGTTGTACGACAAGTACAAGGATGCTGGAAAGATGCCGCCTGAAGTTCGTCTTGTGATGACCCTCGGTGCTTCTGCTGCTATGTTCCACGTTACAAATACATATTTCAAGTCCAAGGTTCCGGGCATGGATGATATTTTGAGGAACAATCCGGAGCTCATGAAGCAGTTTGCGACGGCGGCTGCTAATCAGGCGGGGCCGGGCTTTGGCCAGTTTGTCGGGGCGGCGTTGAACCGTGGCCAGCCGCAACAGCAGCAACAACAGCAGCAACAGCAGCAAAGTCCGCAGATGAACAGCATGCCCTTTAACATGAGCAGCCGTTCTCCCCAGCAGCAGCGTCAGCAGGAAGAGGAAGCTCCGAGACCCCAGCAACAGCGTCGCCCTATGAGCGGTCCTACCGGCGTAGATGACATCCTTCAAGCATTTGAAAACGAGCGTA